TTATTGAATTTTTCCGCTACCATTTCTACATCAGAAGCATCAGCAAATCCTTGTACTACTTCTTCCAACCCATCAATACGACCAGTAAAACTATACCAACCAGCGATGACGGTAGAAAGAAAAGTAACAATAGCGATAATATTATTAATCGATACCTTAAATCCTTTACTTTTGACTTCTTCAATGGCTTGCTCTATATCTTTTGCCATTATATTCTCCTAACAATTACAAGGGTCACAAGTACAACCCTCACAACATTGACATTTTGTTTTTTTCATTTTAAAACTCCACATTAATTGATGTTAATAAAGTATTTCTAAGAGGCAAGTTCTCACTTCCACCTATGTAACCTAAATGAAGTATATAATTTGCATACTTCAAATCTATTCCTAAAGTTGGATAATTTAATTTATATTCTACATCATTAAAATATCCTACCTTTAAATTTAAAAAATTATTATATTTATACTTCACTCCTTGTCCATGAGTGTAGTATCCTTTGTAAAAATTCCATTGATTGTAGAATGTTAGATTATTTTTTTCGATTGTAGTACCAACACTAATATTAGTTGGTATCTCTGTAGATACACTTCCTATTCTTGGAGCATATCCCCAATTCTTCAACATCACATCTAAATCAAAAAGGTCTAAAATATTTTTTTGATGAAGTGCAACATCTAATAAAAGTCCACTTCCCTTTTCTGTATACAAATCATGTTTTATGAACTTTCCACTAAAACCTATAAATGTATTTTTCATAGGAATATTTTTATAGTTGAGTTGTGTTCCCCAACCAAGATATACAATAAATGAATTAGGACTAAAGTTCCTTAATATTACACCCATTTCATCGGTGTGTTTTTGCTGTCCATAATCCATGTAAGTCAAAGATACATCAAAATCTTTCCAATTTCCTTCGACATAATTAAATGTCATCCCTTCAGTTATATTACCTAACCAATTCATACGAGTGAAGGTGACTTGAGACAATGAATCATCTTTAGTAAAAAAATTATGGGCAGGACTTCTGAAAAATAATGATTGATTACCAACAGAAGTTTCATGTGCTGTCGGTGATATATTTAGCACACGATTGACTTGTCCAAATAATTGACTACTCAACGACAATAATATCGTCAATACAAATAGTATCCAAAATTTATTTTTTTTCTTCATTTTCTTTTTCTTTGCCACTCTGATAATGTGACTAACCCTCTCATAGTTAAAGTTGCTACAATTAATATTATTAATAAGACAACAAATTCCACTTGATTCTCCTATTTTACAATTGTAAATTTATTAGAACGAATTCTATTTTTTGTTTCCAATACAAAAATATAAACACCCGGTTCTAATTCCATGTGTCTTTGATACACACTAACTTCAGGTAACCAAGCTCCTGGCATATTACTGAAATCAAAAGTATGTATTCCCTTATCTACGACCTCATCTAACAAAGTACCTATATATTGACCATTTGAATTTAATATATAAATCTTAGCCTGTTCTTGTGACCCCATATAAAATTGAAATGTTGTGGTGTGACTAAACGGATTGGGATAATTATATGCTATATCATCATTACCTGGTTCTCCACCACCAAATGCCCAAAATTTATTCCACACTAATACCTTACCATTTTGTCTATTGACTAACAAATCATTACCACTTGGGTCACCAGCAGAATACTTTCCGACAAAATTGATTGGAGCAGATGTCCATTCAGCGTCAGGAAATGCTGCTTCAAATATAAATTCAACCCCTGCAATAGTCTCATCAATCCAATATTGTTCAGGTGCATTACCAGGTGAATAATCCATTCCACCAAAAGAAACTTTTCTCCAATCTCCAACAGGCTCGTGGACATGGATGTATGTCATCCAAGGTCCTGGTAGAACATCGGTTCTCATATCAATAAACTTAAGTTCTTTTTCATTGAAGGTGACTTCAAACTCGAATCCTGCTATATCATTACCCCATAAAGGGTCTATTGTCAATGGTACTACAATCTGATTGCCAGATTCAACTCTCACAGTTGAATCACGAGGTAGATACAATTCTACATCAAAATGGTCTTCCATGATTCTACCAAGACTCCAACTTGATGGTGGTTGTGAATTACCCCAACGATAAAATGTTGAACCATTCACATTTATATATCCATCAGAGTCTTCTGGTGATAAAACATCAAAATCAGTTTGTTCGTGAAATTCAGCTTCTTTTACTTTTGTACCACTTTTGTTTATGTCACCTGTAAAAAAGTAAATAATGTCATCAATTTCAACATCTTTTAAGTCCTCACTCAACCAAGAAGAATTACCTGCACCTAACACAACGGACAAAGTATCCAAACCAGTTTGAATTTCATTCATCAATGGACTCATAACTTCTATAGCTCCAAATTGTAGTCCTTTATTAGCAGTAGTATCAATGTGTTGGTCGATACTATCATCCCAAGCTACTGTAAACTCATACTTTTGATTACCCCAATCTTCGTACCAAGTGTAATTGAAACTTTGATTGTTTTCCTTGAAATTATCAATCGTAGACCAATTCTCATACGAGTTTCCATTTAAATGAGTATAGTTGTCTAATATACCTGATACATATGCCCAAATGATATAAGAATCATTTAATTGGTATAAATCATCTCCGTCCACATCCCCTATTAGATATCCAGTTGCATCTATGGTATCCACTCCGTCAACTGAATAAAATTTATTGGATTGAAAATTAAATGAAGCTATAGCATCATTAATATTTGTAATACCATATCTATCCAACTCTAATTGTTCATGGTCTCCGATATCATCGGCAGAATCAGGTGGAAAAAATGACATTCTATAATAATTGTTACGAGGTAATTGTATATTGAAATATCCTTTATCATCCGTAAATGTAGAATCATAATAACTTACATTCAAGAATCCTTCACCGGGTAGAGTACCATATCCAGTATTACCCGTTCCAAGATTACCATACCAATATGTACTAACATCATCACCTATTATGTCATCAGTTGTACCTTCATCTGTCTCGGCACTTTCATCACCAACTGTTTCAATATTGTACCAACTATTGTAACTTTGTGGATTTGATTGGTCTAACTCAAATTTTATTTTCCAATATGGATAAGTCCTATCACCATCTATTCTATTTCCACCGACATATCTATAGTATCCCTCTACATCCAATAATTTAGGATGAAGAGTAATGTCACCTCGTCCATTTCCGACTCCATCTTCTGAAGTTCCGACATTTCCATCAATATAAAGCTTATAATCAGTAGCGTAAAAACCATCTGTCACATAAGTGTAAAAGCCCGTTTGTCCATTATATTTCGTGGGTACTCTAAATGAACGAGGTGAGAAGTCATCCACAACATCTTCAATCTTAAAATGAAATTTCACAAGTTCAGTCTGAACATTAGCACCATTACCAAATGTTAGTGAATTACCATTATGTGATACCATAGTAACTCGTAACCAATCATACCTTTCATTTACTTGTGATATTTCCGAACCAGCAGTTTGTAGTGAATCCACATATCCAACATTATTATACCTTACTACCTCGTAAGAATAATCAGCACCCGCTGAACTGTCACCCTCAGTAAAAGAACTAAGATAACTTCCCTTTTCAACCCTTGTAGAATCGTGGTTCCAATCTATTAAATCATTATCAAAAACTAAATCAATCCTAAATGCAGTTACATCCGCACCATCATCTTGGAGTGTGATAGCAAGTGTCATCACAGAGTCTCTCCAAGCATCAAAATTATTATTGTATAAGGCCACACCTGAGGCATTAGTTGCCGTTGACATACCAGTTGTGTCATCTGCGAGATACCCCCTTAAATTAAAAGTCAAAGGTTCTCTCCACCAATACTTAGGTGTTTTATATTCCCTACTTTGCATAACTCTAATGATTGGAGTTTGTGCTTGAATCAAACCCACAAAAACCATTAGACCTATTAGAAACTTTCGCATACTACGAGCTCCTATGTTAATTGTTTATGTATGGTGTAACCTCTTTGGACAAACAGGTTGTAGACTTTATTTACTTATATAAATATAATATATATTGACTAAACATCGAATCTAACGACAAAACTCATATCCATTTTGTCATCATTTTTGATTGGGCGTGATGTGCGTCCCACTGCAAGACACTCACCGGCGTCATTGTATAAACCGATGGTGGTGATGTAAGGTCTGAACTCACTATGAGTAACAAAGTTCTCATAATGTTGAGTTGCCTCATAGAATGATTTGAAAGAACCTGTAGAATTATACCCACCACTCGGATTGTCACCAGGTGGAAAAAAGGAATAATCTTTCTTTTCTATACCTACACCAACAGAATAACTACCACTTCTACCAAAAGTTGCACTTGGATTTAATGATGCATTGTGTTTTCCTGCTGGAGATATTACTATATATTCATGTTGATATATGGTGTGAGTCGAACGATAATTTAAAGTGTATCCATTTTCCATATCACCAGTAAAAGCGTTGAGGTATTTGGAACCAGTACTTGTCATTACGATTAGACCTTGTTTGTAAAAAACATTTCCTAATACAATACTTGAACTTATATTGGTTGATGGTAAGGTTTGGAATGAACCTGATTTATATGCTGCATAACTTGCAGAATAACTAAAATCATATAAATTACCATCACCATCATCACGAATATCGGTTGTGACATCACTTATATTATCTAATATTTTAACACTATTTGGTTTAATACCTTCACCTATCAATTGTTGTGGTAAATTAATAAGAGAGGCTGAACCATGTAAATGTCTGAAATTTTTATTTGTATTTGAGGGCCCATATGAATGATATGGTTCGATATTTTTTCTACCTTTTGGTAGTTTAGATATGCCCGAATAGTTCTCGTAAAAAGATTTATTCAACATATAATAAACAGGCACATTGTAAAATGTTCCACCACTATACCAAGTTGATTTAGGTCTACCCATACTTTGGGAAAGAGCGTTGTACTCACCTATACTTTGAGATATGGCTGAACCTGTTTGAAAATTGTGATAGCTCCCACTATGAGCTTTTAGAGCAAAAACACCACTTCCACTATCTACATTTGTGAAAGTGAATCTTTTAAAAGTTTTGAAGGGCTCTATAGAAACATCTTGTGGGTGGACATCTCTTAATAACATTCCACTCCCCTATGTTTTAGAAGTCAAGTTTAACTTTAATTAATGCCTCACGAGAGTAGGATTTTAAAACAGGTTGACTTAATTTAGCAACCGCTAATAATTCATTACTATCGTTAAACAGACCTACGGTTGTAATGTAAACTTTTGGGTCTTTGAAGAATGTAGGTTGAGTAAAATCACCAGTTGATGCAGTAAAGAATGTTGGGTTATTGGAAAAGTTAAATTCCTTATTACCAGCTCTTACAAAATAGTGAGTTGAAGATAGTTTTTCTTCTCTACGAGCTTGAAAGTAAGCTCCATCTCTAACAGATTTGTAAAACTCTAATATATTTGTATTTATGACATTCGAAGTTTCTGTTACACTTATTGAACAAGAGGCGTTTACAATGTCAGCGTTCAATACTATCAAACCTAAATCAGGATAGAATAATCCAAAACCCCCACCAGGATTGTTGACTGCAGATGTTTCAATAACTGCTGTACCAGTTGATATTGAACCCGTAACAACATTGAACACTCTTCCACCTATACCACTTTGTGGATTTGTTGTAGCTCCACTATCGTCAATTAATCTAATGTTGTTTCCAGCTTTCTTGAGACTTCCACTTAAGTGTAATTCCCAATTACCCGGATCCATCTTTTCTCTCATACGAGCTCTTTTCAGAGATATAACGAAAAAGTGTTTAGATGTGGTTGAGTTTGCGTATGTAAATCTATCTGTATTTGGTGGTAATACCAAATTTACAAGTTGTGCGTGAATAGCTGCTGAAGCTCTATTTCCAGTTGCTGCTCCAACTGTACCTTTCGAACCACTTCCGTGTAAGTGTCCGTAGGCTAAACTAAATTGTACTTCTGCCTCACTATCTGTTGCTGGACTTGTTTTATAAACATCAAAGTAGTAGTTACCAGTCGATTGACTTTGTGCTGACTGAGTTAAGAACATACCACTCGTAAGTGTGTTTGCTCCACTGCTCCACACTCCACTCGAAACGGTTGCTTTGATATTTTTTACAACATCATTTTCTTGGTCAAATAATTTATATGCTCCTGCTAATGCCATTTTTAACTCCTATCTATTAAGATGAACCACCACTACTTGGACTACCAAGTACTGTTTTGTTCACGGTTACTGTGATGGTCTTCGAAGCTCCAGTCTGATTACCTACTATTGTTAATTGAGTTGTTTTCTGATTAGGTGTTGTAAAGGTTTGAGGTATTACCCTTGCTGTTAAACCAACTACACTTTGTGAATTAGTAATCTCTTCACTACTCAAATTGACAGGTACTAATGGAGCTGTCTGTCCGGGTGCTGCGTTTCCAACTTGTAATCTTGCTACATTTGTGTCATGAATTAGGAATGTGTATCCCAAATCTGCGTCTGTAGAATTATTTGTACCAGGACTAATCAAGTCACCATTTCCACCACCTTGTTGGAATGATAATGATGGAACTGCTATATCCAAAATAGGTAAACGAGAAGTTTCTTTTGGTAAAGAAATCAACTTATATTTGAGTGCTTGAGTTTCATCAGGTACAGGTTCTAAAAGAGGCATGTTCTCAATAACTGCCCCATAAAAATTTGTTCCATTGGGATGTGAAGTATCCCACAAACGATAGTCGACCTCATCGTCTGCTAGTGCGAATTTCGTAACTTGAAATTCATTGTTACCACGAGCTAATAACTCACGACCTCTTTTCGTAAGTATTGCATCTACCGTGATTGTGGTATTATTTAAAAATCCCA